TCAATTGACGACCTGTTCTATCACTTGGGTCATACTTTTTGATATACTCTGGTTTGTGTTCGTCCTTTTTGAAATGTGCCCAATCACTCGAATACCAATAATAATCAGCTTCTTTTTCTTCTTTTTTCAAACCGATTCTAATTGCGTGTAATGGAAGATATTTTAATTTACAAGTAGAACCATCATTAGACCAAATAACTTCAATACAAAACCCGTTGTATATCTCAAAATCTTTTCCAATATACTTATACAATTGTTCTAAATTATTATCATCAACCCATTTTAATAAGTTTGGGTCAAGAATAGGTTTAATACCAAATCCTGTTGTCAAACGGGACTTCTTGTTGATAATTGCTCGGTGTAAAGACGAACCCCTGTTATTATAAACATCCAATAAGTAGTATGGATATAAATTATCTTGCCCAAATGAAAGGTAATGCACATCACCTTTTTTAACAAAATTATAAATAGGTGGCATATATGCCTCATTAAATGAGAATATTTTTACTTGTTGTTTTTCTTCGGTTTTAATTTCTTTTTCTATTTTCATATTTTATTCAAAAACATATTTAGTTTGTGGTTGGGAGTATGTTTGGAATTGTGTTGAACCACTATTGTAGATATAACATAGTCCGTTTTCAACAATATCGTTGGTTGTTAAACCTGATGTTGATAAAGTGTTTCCTGATGTTTGCCATACTCGATAATTATATTGACCCTCAATTAGATTGTAGGGTGTTAAATTGATTGGATAATAGTTATACCTCGCAGTATTATTAGAAGTGTCCCCAGTCAAAAATAAAAGGGTAGTATCGTCTTTTTGTTTTGAGAACAAATCCAAGATATAATTGGTATTTCCAGTCAGGGTAGTATTTTCAACTAATGTGAATGGAGTTAAACCTGATGTGTAATTTGGAATAGTAATCATATCTATAAATATTTTAATAGTTTATTTGTTTATATCAATCAAAGTATTTATATTTGTAGAAACATTTAAACCACATAATATGACGACAAACGAATTAGTAAAAGAATTGAATAGACGAGGATATGTAGCAGTATTGTTTAACCACGAAACTTGGTGTGTAGAAGGGGAACAACCAATTCCAATAAGATATGTTCAGTCCCAAGTAGAAACGGGTTTCTATCATCAATTCGACGAATTATATGGTGATGTAATTGAAACAATAATAAATGATGATTTCTTTGAAGATTATTGGGATTAAAAATTTGGTATATTAAAAATAAATACTTATCTTTGTAAGATGGAAACGGAAAATAAATATTGTTTATATCAACACACACGAAAAACTGATGGTCGTATTTTTTATATTGGTATTGGTGATGTTAAAAGACCATTTGAAAAATCAAGTAGAAATCAATATTGGAAAAATATTGTAAAAAAATATGGATATAATATTGTTATTTTAGTTGAAGGTATTTCTTGGGAACGAGCATGTGAATTAGAAAAACTTATGATTTCTTTTTATGGTCGCAAAGATAAAAAAGAAGGTGTTTTATGTAATAAAACTGATGGAGGTGAAGGAACTATTGGACGGATTTATTCACAAGAAACCAAAAACAAAATTGGTAATAAAACCAAAGAAAGATTAAATAATGGTTGGATTAATCCTATGACCGGTAAAAATCATTCAAACAAAGTTAAAAAAGACCATAGTATTAGAATGAAAGGTAAGTTTGAAGGTTCTAAAAATCCGAAAGCAAAAATTATTTTAGATAATTATACTGGTATTTTTTATGAAAATGCAAAAGAATTAACAACTTTTTTGAATAAAAATTATAATCGTTTCATTCAAAATCTAAAAAAAACAAAATCTAATTCTGTTAATATTAGATATTCTTATGTATAAAAAAACCCCCTAAAATCCATTAGGGGGTTTATCCACATATAGAGACAGGTTAAACCTGATTACAATTAGTTAATAGTAATTGTAGTTCCTAATAATGCTTCGTCAATAAGAAATGCTCCATTCGCAGATTTCCATTGGATAGTTTGAGATAATCCGTTCATATCACCAAGTGCAACACCCAAAGATGCTTCACCCGCAGATGCTCTACCAGCTGTTTCAAGACCTAAGTAGTAATAATCACCAGCGTTAGATTTAACAACTGCGAATAATGGGGCTCTACCCAATTCAACCATTCGGTTTCTTACATTACAATCAAGACCAATTAATTTAATTGACATATTTGATTCATAGAATACAGTTCCATTTTCTCTGGAATATTGTCCTGTTTGAACTAATCCGGCATGTTCTATATCCTGTGAAAACTCATATACACTTAAAGAACCTGTTGCGGTTAAACCTGTGATAATACCACAAGAATCTTGTGTATATGCTGTGACTGGCAACCACTCCCCGATCCATACTTTTTCCACCCCACCTATAGATGAGCAACCCAATACATATCCACCATTCAAATTACAAGTAAAACTCATATTATTTGTTTTTAATTTTGTTTATTTTTTAATAAGGGGGACTTTCACCCCCTTTGTTTTTTCAATTTAGATTATAGAGAGAATAACACTACATAATCCCAGAATGCACAATTCACACCTGATTTCCATTTAGCAACTACTCTTACTTCTTGGTGGTCGTTTGACCAGAAGATTTGTAGGTTTTCGTAGTCATTTAACAAATCACATCCATAAACGATGTTTGCTTTAGCGGATAAGAACATTTTGTTAGAACCATTCAATCCTTTTACAGCGATTGCTCTAACATTAGTTCCTGGAACCATTTGTGAGAATTGTTCTCCTTGGTCTTCTGCTCCTGTATAGTGGAACAAGTTTGCGTTTCTCAACGCTAATGCGTATAATCTGTAAGTGTCATAACCCATAAATAAATACAAGTCATCTCTGTCGATTATGTTTGCTGGAATTACAGAAACCATATCATCAACTAAACTGATGATGTTATTTGCTGTGATTGCCGTAGCGTTTGAGATATTACCTGCTACTGTTGAAGCAGAGTAAGTAGATTCTCCTAATGTGATTAGACCATCACATAATGAAGTTTGACCTGTAAGGTTTGTATCACCAACCCATACCAAAGTATCAATTAATGAAGAGATGTTCGCAACTTTGTCTTCTGCGTATAATTCTTCAAAACCGAAGTTCTCTGCGTATGAACCAGGTGCAACCAAGTATTGTAGATATACAGATTCTACATCGTTGATACAGATTGATTCATTCACTTTCAAAGGACATACAGTCAAAGTGTTTTGGTTCAAGTCAGTTGTTCCAGCATCGGTGAAACCACAGGCTCCGGCCTGAGCTACAAGGTTAGAGGATAAAGTGTTGATTGACGCTGCTGATTTGATGTCAGGTTGAACTGTAAAGAAGTTGATACTTCTTCCACCCAAAACCATTTTTCTAATCAACGCCATTCTTTGCTGATCCACATAAGCCGTTAAGTTTGAAATATTTAAACTCATTTCTTTTTTCTTTTTTTAAGGTTTATTTTTATTGTTTATTTAATTCGCAATTGTTTTGCTTTTTCCCATTTAGAGGCTGTTATAGAGATGTTCTCTTGTTTTGTTGTAATTGATTCAGTTGAAGGGGATTTACTGAACTTCTCAAATCTGTTTTTCAAATCAGTATTTTCATTCTTCAAGTCAGTAATCGTTCCTTTTAACGATTCAATCATTTCTTTCAAAGATGATACTGCTTCAAACATAGTTTTCATTTCAGTTTCGTCTTCTTTTTCTTCTGTTTCTTTTGTTTCAAGTTCGTTGATATATCCTTCAGCATCAACATAAATTACAAGTCCTCCTTCTAATTCGTGTTTTCCTTCAGGAGCTTTAATGAACTCTTCACCCGCTTTAACCAAAACTTTATCTCCAACAGATAATGCTTCACCTTTTGATAAAACTTTTACTTCTGTTCCGTCGATCAGTTTGGATAAAATCTCGTTTTTGTAATCTTCTTCCATTTTCACTTCTTCTTTTTTATCTTCCCCCATATTTTCAATTTTTGGGAAGTCGTTAATCTCTTTGATTTTTTCAGCTTCTACGACAATTGATTTACCATTATCCAAAGGATATGTTCCATCAGGTAAAGTCGTTTCCTCTCCTTGAGCGACCGCCTTAACATCACTACCAACTGCGAAATCACCGAATACTCTAATGATGTCATTTGTGGTTGATGTGTAATCAGCCGTCATTTTTGTTTCAGCAAAAAGTTCTCTAATTTTTGCTATAATGTTTGATTTTCCGTTCATAATACACATTAAATTATTATTTGTTTATTGTTGTTTAATCACCATTAGTTCTCTAACGATTTTTTTTACTCCTTCGATGAAGGAAATGGCTTTTTCATTTAGGGAAATACCCCTTAATGTTTTAATATTTTCGTTTATACTCGTCCATTCAATCCATATCAAAACACCAGTCCAAGAACGAGTGAATAAGTAATCAAACCATACATAACGAGTTGTGATTTCATTTAGAATATAGTAGTCAGTAAAATATGCCAAAAGGACTACTGAAAAATATGTGAGTAATTTGGATACTATACCCAATCTTGTTTTACGAGAATTTACATCTTCACCTTTTTTCCTTGCCGCTTTTCTACCTGTTATTGTGTCAATCAACACAAAAAAGAAACAAATAGCCAACATAGGAATTACTGGTGATAAAAACACACCAATTGCGTTTAATACATTTTTCATTTGATATTTAATAGATTTTTTATTTTTATTTCTTTGTCTTCATCACTTTCTTTACCTTCCAAAATCTCGTTGATTTTTTGTTCCATCTTGGAAATCATCTCGTCTTCATATTTTTCAATAAAAAACCCTTCCAAACTAAATCCGTTATATTCTCCGTTTTTAATTTTCTCCCAAACTTCATCATTTTCAACCAAGAAAGTAGCAACCCAAGTTCCATCAGGTAAATCCGTAAATAAGTTTGATTTGTTCCTATCCCCAACAATATAACTTTCTACCATATAGATATTGTCCTGTTTTGATCGGGGGTCGTGATTTAGATTTACTTTATGGATTTTGTTTTCCTTGAAATATTTTTTCATCATTTTCTCTATGGTTTCAGGTTTGAACTTCACATAATATTTTCCTAGATCAGGATTGTATCGTAGAATGTTAGTGTCTGCCAACATAACTGGGGAACTAACTAATCTTTTTTCTTCGTCTATGGTTTCAAACTTGTTGAATGAAGAAGCTTTCAATCTGTTATTGATATACTCCAATTTTCTAATCGCCCAATCAACTCCTTCATCACCACCCCATGCGTCCCACATAAGACCACCACATCCTTTATCATAAGGGACATCTTTGTTTTGTTGATGTCTTTTGAACGATGCCATGCGTGCGATTGTTTCTACTGTGATATTTCTTCTACCGCATAACTGATTGGCTCTTGCCCAACCTGTTCTTGTTCCACAATCTGTGTTTGGGTGTTTTTCTTTGTATTTCAACGCTCTACATGCGTTGTTTTGTGCTGATATTGGATAATCGTTATAACTATCTTCTATATCTTGGAAAATCTCCCATTTGATTTTAGTTGCGGGATTATCAACAAACGAGATGGCGTCCATACCAGAGTTCATTACTTCTTCCTCAAAATCTAATAATAGAACAGGTAGTTTATCTTCGTTAAAAAAGTATTTCATACGATATAAATATTAAAACTCTACCGATTGTTTAATTCGGTTTATTCTTCGTTGTGAATCACTTATATCGGTTTCCACAACAAAGGCCTTTATTGGTTGGTTCATTTCCTTTTGAACGAATACATTTGGTGTCTGTTGGGACGCACTTTTTGGAGGAAGGTCAGGAACTAATGATTTACCACCACCAGCTTCGTTAATCTGTGATATAAGATTTGGGAACATCTGTGCTGATTGTGAATTGATTACAGCTTCCCCTGGTGCCAATAAGGAAGGGACAGAGTCAATATTACCTGGACCATAACCAGGAACTATACCACCTTCTGCTGCCGTAAATTGTTGGTTTGAAATTACCGCTAATTGTGCCGCTGCGATGGCTCCTGCTAATGCCGCGTTTATAGGTCCTAATGTAATACCGGCAATTGGAACTGCAACCCCTGATGAATATGCCGCCAATACAGCTTGTGCTCCTTGAATGATTGCGTTTGTAATCTGTAATTTCTTACTGATTTCAAATTGTTCTTTCTTCAATTGTTTTTCTTCTTCAAACTTCTTTTGGTCTAATCTCGCAATATCACTATCGTATTGTTCTCTTGTAATTATCTGTTGTTCTAATGACCCCTCTAATGATTCCTTTTCTACTTTATAAGCTTCATCAATCTTATCTTGTCTTTGACCGAATTGACTTTCTGTCGCCATTTGGATTACATTAGATAATTGATTATAAAGTGATGCAATCGTATCAACATATTTGGTTGCTTGTGCGACAGCAGAATCAATTTTTGCCTGTGGAGTTTCAGGAATTGGGGATTTAATATTAGTATTTATCTCGTTTATCTTGTCTGCGGTCTCCTGTGCGAGTTTAATTGTGTCTTGACTATACTTGGCTTGGGCTTGTTCCTTTTCTTGTTGTGTAATTCCTTCTTTCGTTAGTGTTTGTTGAAGTTGTAAATCTAATGCCTGTTGTTCTTTTTGTGCTAATGATTTGATAAAGGCAATTTCCTGATCAGCATACTTTTTTCTAATCTCTAATTTCTTTTGATTTTTGACTTCTTCGGTTTGGGTTGTCGCATCAACAGCATCAATTTCAGCTTGTTTTTGATATTCCAATTCCAATAACCTTGTATTTTCTAAAATCTGTTGTGTGTTATTTAAAACAATTTGTTCTTGAAGTGTATAAGTATTTTGAAGATTAGTTAAATCCTCTTTTCTAAATGTTTCTAATTGGTCTAATAAGTTCTTTTCACTATCAAGTAAGTAAGTTTGGTAGTTGTCTCTAATTGATTGGATTTGGGTTCTATATTGTTCTTCTGTTTTACCCTCTTTTTTAAACTTTTCTTCAGTTGCTCGTATTTCCCTTTCAATCGCCCTATTTATAATATTTTGTCTTTCATCCCCATATTGTTTATTGATTGCATCAGTTTCTTTTGTTAAGGTATTATCAATCCTTTCACTTGTAATTTTATCTAATGTTTGTTGAACGGCAATTTCTCTATTGATTTTGTTTTTAACTTCATCCAATAAATCAGCATATTTTTCAGTTGCTTCTTTATTATTATCAGTAGATTTGGTGGAATGATTAGTTTGTTCCGTATATTTTTTACCAGATAGGGTTAGTTTATCAATTTCTTTTTGTAAATCACCTGAACTAATAGCATATTCTTCTGCTTTGGCTTGGGCTCTTGAAACTTCAAAAGTCAATTTATTTAAACCATCACTATAAACAGAAACTCCATATCTTTTTTGGTCGTAATCGGCAATTTCTTTTTCACTCATTCCAGCATAAGTGTTTTGAAATTTAGTCAATTCATCTTGTGCCTTAATTAAAGCCCCAACTGCCGCCGCTTGTTCTTTTTCTTTTGCCTGAGCTCTTGCTTTTAAAACCTGTAATGCGATATATTCTTTGATCGAAATATTTAATTGCGATTGAAACTCTGTCTCATCCTGTAAGTTTTTAAATGTCGTTCCATATGTATCATTAATTTCTTTAATTAATGTCTTTCTTTCTTTGGAGTTTTTATTTGTATTTTTTAATTGGAAAATCAACGGGATATATGCCCCCGCATTTTCACCAATATTTTCGTTTTCTTCTTGGATTTTTTTATTTAATTCTTCTGTCTCCTTTCTTTGTTTTTCTTTTTGTTCTGTTGTCTCACCTGTTGCAGTTGCATATTGATATAATCCATATACTACCGCACCAATTGCCGCCACAATACCAACAAGCGGTAATGCGTTTAGAGCTGTCGCAAACAAACTTGTTGAGGCTGCTGCCCCTGTTGCTGCGACCGCTTCCCCTTCCATGGCAACTGCCGTGGCACCTGCGGATACTGCTGTTTGTGTTTGAGCGAGATTCTGTGCTTTGGTTGCGGTAGTTAAAGACCCAAATGCCGCTCTAATTTTAGTTATTTCATCAGGTAATCCTGATAATGTTTGAAGTGATTGGGATAGATTTAAAAGTGCTTGTAATCTAACCATAGTTTGTTGTAGTTCTTCACTCTCAACACCTGTTAAAGCGATTGCTGATTGGACGGCAGAAAAACCTGCAACCCCAATTTGAACTGTGGAAGTAATACCATTGAATAATCTTTCACCAACATTTCCGGCTAATTGACCCACAACCGCATTTGCATCGGCAATTTGGTCTTTCAATTCACCTGCCCTTTGGGATAATTGAACGAATCGTGCTGATCCAGGTTCAAGTTTTGCCAATTCATTTTGTAATTGTCGTAGTTCGGCCTTTAATGATTGACTATTTGTAGATACTTCATCTGTTGCAACTCCCAATTTACTCAATTCAATCTCTAAACCAGCAACAGATTTTCGTAGATTATCTGCCTGTTTAGAGTTTTCACCATAGGTTTTGATTACTCTATCTAATTCTTGTCTTGTCGCTTTTAAATCATCTTGTAATTTTCCAATATTGTTAGTAGCGTTTTTGGAATCAATATTGATTTTGATTGTTGCTTCAGTTGCCATATAATATCTTTAATATAAATATTTGTTTTATTTATCTGTTTTTGATATATTTATATTGTATGACAAGATTAGAAAAATGTATATCACTTAAAGATAAAGGTTATACTTATGATAATGAAAGTGGAAAAGTTTATGGGGTATATGGAAAAGAAATAACTAATAAATGTAATTATGGTTATATTTTATTACCTAATAATCTTAAAGCTCATCATTTTGCATGGTATATGACTTATGGAAATGTTGATTTTGAAATGTTAGACCACATCAATAGAGATAAAAGTGATAATAGAATATGTAATTTAAGAATTGTTAATAACCAAGAAAATAATTTTAATAGATTTGGTAAAGGTTATTATTTTCGTAGAAATAAATGGTATTCTTATATCACATTAAATGATAAATCAATTTTTTTAGGTTCATTTAAGAATGAGGAAGACGCAAGACAGGCTTACCTAAAAGCTAAATCTATTTATCACCAACTGATTTAGAAACGGCTATTCCTTGAAGGATTGCCGATTTTTTTGCGTCTCTTCTACTTGCTTCATTTTTGGGGGTGTATGTATAACACTTACCAGAATCCCCATATTTATATCCTGGTTTATTATTTTCTTCACAATTTTTTATTGGCATATCTATTTAATTTTAATTTACAAATGTGAATGAACCACCCCCTCCACCAGTTGTTGGTGGTAAAGTATATTGACTTATATTTGTTGTTCTTGTAAGAGTAAGGTTTTGTCCATATACGGCATTTCCACCACTACAATTTATATCAGTAAATCTTGTTGATGAAATATATTGATTATTTGTATTTATATTTAAGTTTGCAGTTGCTCCTGAATTAAAAGTTCTAATCTCAACATTAGGAGTAGTTCCAGTTGTTCCATAATTTATACCACCATTACAATTAAATTGACTATTCACATTTACTGTTTGTCCTGTTTGAAGGTATAATGTTAAATCTCCCATTGCTTGAGTTCCAGTAGGATTGACTAAATTATTTTGTAATTGGAAATTATTTATATTTAATGTTGCACCTGATAATCTAATACTATTACTTGAGGTTGTTGAAAAACTATCACCTTTTCCACCTGTATTAGAAACAATAAAATTATCAAAATTACAAGTTCCTATAAAATTAACTAACGAAGGAACTGTTAATGTTGAAGTTTGGGAATAAAGTGTAATGTCCCAAGTTGTTCCTGAAATTAAATCAAAAGTGGTTGAACCAGAAGCCCCAACACTTAAAAATGTGTTTATTCTTGGATTTACTATTGTTCCTTGTTGATGTCTTAAAATAGTTGTAGTTGAGTTATTCACATTATTTCCAAGCCTAACATTACTAAATGTAGTTGTTCCTGTGGTATTTATTATTGTTTCTATATTATGACCGAAAACCGCTAATGTTCCTGTTCCATCTAATTCAAGTTTTGTTGTTCCATTACAAGCCGAACCAGAATTTATATTACCTGAAATATAAATAGTGTTTCCGTTATACGTGCATTCATTTTGTGGATTAAAATTTACACAATAAACATTTGTAGAAATGGTTTTTGTTCCATTAGCGCAGTTTAAATTTGGTAATCTGTTTGTAGTATTGTAAATTAAAGTTCCTGGATTATTAAAAAAATTGAAATTGCTTGTTCCAGCAAAACTCATACCTGATCCAAAAACATTAGTTGCAGACGCTAAATTGACTTGTAAAAAGCTAGTAAAAGTAAGTGTTGATGTGTATGCACTAAAATCTACATATTGAACTGTTGCTCCAACATTCATCGTAAGTTGTCCTGATGATGCATTACCTACAACAAAATCACTTGTTGTTGGCACAGCACCTTCTACCCAAGTTGCCGTTGAATTCCAGTTTCCACCAGCGGCACTAATTGTTCTTTGTGGCATATTATTCTTCTATATTATCTTCTTTTATGTCTTCTGTATAAAGATTTGAATGTAAGTAATCTCCATACCTTTCAAAATCTCTATCTAATTCTAATCTTCGTCTTGAAACAATAACAACAGGGTCATTTTCAATTTCAGTCATTATTTCAAATGGTAGATGGTCTATGTAAAATCTAACTATTTTATACTTATCGTCTATAATGTGTTCTGTAATCATTTATTTAGGAAGTTTTTAATACTTTTATTGTAAGATTAACTCTTGTTAAAGTGGATGCTGAATCAACATTAAATGCGATTATATCTCCACTTGAAACTGATGTAGTCCAAGTTGATAATGAATTGTCTTGGTTTTTAACTGCCGATGATAATGTTGGTTTTTCACTACCTGCAATTGTATCACCTGATGTTGGAGGGAAGTTTGCGTAAGTATCTTTCCAAACATCTACGACAATAGAACCACTCACATCTGCAAGTATATCCCAACCTGTAATGGTGCAATTATAAGGAATTGTAATATATCCTTTTACACCTGTTGTAATTGCTGAACCACCACCATCAATCGTAATTCCAAATGAACCATTAACTATTGTGTTGGTTAATGTAAAGTTAGGATAAGTTCCACCTGTTGTAATACCTGTTCCCCCACTAATACTAACAACTTGATCGGGAGATGAATTGGTAATTGTAAAGTTAGGATAAGTTCCCCCTGTTGTAATTCCTGTCCCACCTGATATTGAAACAACTTGATCGGGAGCCGTATTGATTAAAGTAATATCCCCTGTTGTTGAATTACCACTTAACCCTGTTCCTACATTTACACTACTAACTCCTGCGGTAATTCCTGTGATGTTGAAACTATTACCATCATTTCTATTTATGGTTATTGTTCCTGCTGAAAAAGTCCCTCCTGTTGAATAAATATCCAAAGGAATTGTATATGGAACGACATTTTGATTTGAGTCCAGACCTAATAGTTTATCAGCAGTTCCAAGAAGTAATCCTTTAATTTTAAAATAACCTGCTGTTGTGTTAGTTAAATCTATTGTGAAACCAGAATATTCTAACATAGTTGATACATAAGAACCAAAATTATCAAATGAATAATCTGTAATACTAATTGGTCTATATTCAGTTTTTGTTAAAAATAAATTGGTTGAATCATACGAACTTAATTCAAGTCCAGCATCAGTTGGGGACGGAGCCCTCATTTTAATTTGTTCTACATAATTATTTCCACCCAAAGAATATGTGGATTGAAGACCCATATTCCCTGATGATTGTAAATAGATTTCATTTTCACCATTAGGGGAGGTAATCGTATCTCCTGTTGAAACAATTATATCATTTCCGTTTGTAGTATTCCCTTGTGCTAATACTTGTGATAGGTCTGGAGTTGTTAAACCTGTTGCTGATATTGCAAAACTTGGATAAGTTCCTGTAACACTAATGTTTGTTCCTCCACTAATACTTACTACCTGATCGGGAGCTGTATTAGTAATTGTAAAATTAGGATAAGTTCCACTTGTGGATATTGCTGTCCCACCTGATAAACTTACTACCTGATCGGGAGCCGTGTTAATAAGAGTAACATTTCCTGATGAGGTATTTGCACTTAACCCTGTTCCTGTGGTAATACTTTCAACAACCGAAGTATAACCTGTGAATAACCCCGAAACATTAAAACTTGTTCCATCATTTTTATCTATTGTAATTGTTCCATTAGAATATGTGCCACCTGTCGAATAAACATCTGTAAGACCCGTTATTGATATTGTATTTCCACTATTATCAAATAAGTCCAAAGTCCCGTTAGAATTGATATATGTAATAGTTCCACCTGTTATGTATCTATCATTATCAATAATTGTTGTTGTAATTGTATTACCACTTCCATCAAGTCCTAAAATTGTTGTTGTTGAACCAGAATTGATTCCTAAATATTGAATTGTTTGACCTGATGAGACAACAATATCGTAAGCTCCCGTTTGATTACCATAAGATAAAACATTATCCAAATCCTGTGTTGCTCCTGCGACCGATGTTGTGATAGTATTTCCTGAACCATCAAGTCCCAATATTGTTGTTGTAGAACCAGTATTCAATCCTAAATACTGAATTGTAGAACCACTTGATACTACTATCGGGAACGCCCCTGTTATATTTCCTTGATTTAATACTGTTAGTAAATCGGGGATTGTTGTTCCTGTTGAACCTGATAATGAAATTGGAAGTATCCCACTATCAGTTCTAACCCATAACAAGTCATCTGCGGTATTCACATACATTTCACCAACAAATAAGTCGGTTGCGTTAAATTCATTTAATGTTGTTGCTGTTATTGGAGGAACAGTAGGAACTTCACCTGAAATTCCAGTTCTCTTTAACAATAATCTACTATATTCGGTTTTATCACTCATCTTACAATTAAATATCTATATTTTTTATTTGTTTTTACACTATTGGCGGCTCACTCCCATCAATTATTGGTCGAAGTTTAGAATCACCACCAAAAGGTCTAACACTTTCATTTCCCGCATCCACAACATCAATCAAATTAGTTTTGGAAACATCCATAACTTCTTCATATCCACCTTCAATTATGTATGGATTCAAATATCTAATACCATCTGTGTTGATTAAAATATCCCCCACAACAATCGAATTAGATGGTGCATTAGTAATTCCATCACCAACTATAATTGAGTTTGTTGTATCACTTCCAATTGAGTTGTTTTCCCCTACTATAATACCATTCGTT